CCATTAAGTGACTTTACAGCAGAACAGTTTGCTGCAAATCCTAAGCTACCTTATGAAAAGGTTTTGTTAGAACCAGTTAAAGTTGTAGAGTTTTTTGATAATGTTGCACAAGGTAGGAATACTGGATTCCCTGCAGACGTATCTCATTTTGTAAGTAAGTTTGGTATTGATGTTCGAGACACTGCGGCGTTTAGAGTTGCCAGAAGAACGTTTGAACAATATGTCACGAAAAAGAATGGAGATTTGATTCGTCCAAATGAGGGGGATTTAATTTATTACCCACTCTCAGGTTCGTTATTCGAAATTACATTTGTTGAACATGAAAATCCATTATATCAAGCAGGTGCGCTCTACTCTTTTGTCATATTCGTAGAAACTTTTGCGTATAATAACGAAACATTTAGCACAGGTATTAAAGACATCGATACTTGCTTCGAACAAGAAAGAAAGAAAACTGCACAACAGTTTACTGTTGGTACTATTATTGGAGATACGAGTTTGAATTTCTTTGATGGGGAAAGTATATATCAAGTATCTGGAACATATGGAGTAGGATCAAACATACAAAACGCAACAGCGAAAGCAGATGTGTTGAGTGTGTCAGGAAATACACTCACAGTTGCACCAATTTCTGGTTCTTTCTTGACAGGAAGCGAATCTATTGTTGGAGAAAGTAGCGGTGCCGAAAGATTATTGGCTGCTACAGGAAATGCAGATTTCAATGTTCAAATCAATACTGTTGATTTATCTACAATGGGTGATAATGAAGAAATTGATCTTGAAATTAGTGAGGATGATTTGATAGATTTTAGTGAATCTGATCCATTTTCGGAAGGTAACTTTTAATGTTTACCTATTTTAAAAATGATGCACTAAAAAAACTAACTCTTGGGTTTGGTAATTTATTTAACAACATTTATGTTGGAAAGTATGATTCTACTGGCACATTAAGCGAAAAAAATAGAGTTCCACTAACTTACTCACCAAAAGAAAAATTTATTCGTAGAATCCAAGAACCAAGTACAATTTCTGAGGACACAAGAACAAGAATAACTTTACCTCGTATGGGATTTGAACTTTTAGGTATGAACTATGATCCTACCAGAAAAATTAACAAGTTAACAAAAAGGTTCAAAAATAACACCGGTGTTACTGGATCGTTTAATTATGCAGAAGTTCCATACTTAGCAACATTCGGATTGTATGCATTTACAAGAACAATAGAAGAAAATTTAGAGATTGTTGAGCAAATTGTTGCCAATTTTACTCCCGAGTTTATAGTATCGTTAAATTTTAATGATATAAACAAGAAGGTAAATGTTCCTATTATCCTAACCAGCACCGGAATGTCGGAACTATACGAAGGATCATTTCTTGACACCAGAACAGTAACAACAACATTTAGTTTTATGGCAAAAACATACGTGTATGGACCAGAAAGAACTACGATTGGTGGTAACAATGGTGGTCAAGATGGAGACTCATCCGGTGGAACTGAAGTTCGGTTTATTCAAGAAACTTCATTGAGTGCATTCATGGGAACAACTGGTAGCGAAGATTCTACATCAGAGAAGATATCTATATTTGGAGTGACAGGAGAATTTGGTGATAATAGTGTATATGGTACAGGAAATACATATAATTATTACACTGATGTTTAAATATTATGACAGAACCATATCAAGAGTTATCAGATGCGTTAAACACCTCATTCGAAACTAAGAATGAAATTGTTAAAAATAAAAAAGAAATAAAGGATCTTAGCAAAACAGATGCAGAACAAGATTACAACAAAATTCGTAAGAATCTTTACGGACTTATGGGTACGGGTAAAGAAGCAATAGACGGAATACTTAAGGTTGCCACCGAGGGAGATGCTCCCCGAGCGTATGAGGTAGTTTCCCAGTTACTAAAGACCGTATCAGAAATAAACAAAGACCTCATGGATCTACACAAACAAGTCAAAGAGGTTAACAAGGAAGAAAATGTCTACAATAATACTACCACGAATGCCATTTACGTCGGTTCTACTTCCGATCTACAGGATTTAATTAATCCTGATAGGAGTAGAGTCAAAAAAGTGATTGATGTTGAACATGAGGTAAAACCGGAAGATGACGAATAAAAAAGGTGGTTATCTAGGAAACCCAAATCTTAAGCCAGCTGGAGTTGGTATCGAGTTTACCAAGGAGCAGGTTCAAGAATATCTTAAGTGCTCCCAAGATCCGATATATTTTATTAAGAATTACGTCAAGATTGTCTCTCTAGATGAGGGACTTGTTCCGTTTGAGCTATACGAATATCAAGAAAATATCGTAAATAGTGTTCACAATAATAGATTCTGCATTGCAAAGCTACCTCGTCAGTCTGGTAAATCCACAACGATGGTATCGTACATACTGCACTACATTCTGTTCAACCAAAGTATGAATGTTGCGATTCTTGCAAACAAGCAAGCCACTGCAAGAGAGATTCTTAGTCGTCTGAAACTAGCCTACGAATACCTACCTCTTTGGTTACAGCAGGGGATTGTAGAGTGGAATAAGGGATCAATTGAGTTAGAAAACGGTTCCCGGATTATCGCATCATCCACATCCGCTTCTGCTGTTCGTGGTGGATCGTTCAACATGATCTTCCTTGACGAATTTGCACACGTTCCTCAGAACATCGCAGAGGAGTTCTTTAGCTCTGTATATCCCACGATCACATCTGGACAGTCAACCAAGGTGCTCATGGTTTCCACCCCGAATGGTTTGAATTTATTCTACCATTATTGGCGAGGTGCAACCAAGAAGCCTGGAGAGCACGGCAAAAATGAGTACATACCCATCGAGGTACACTGGTCACAGGTTCCAAAATTTCCCGGTGGACCTCTTCGGGATCAGGAATGGAAAGATCAACAGGTCAAAAATACCAGCGAACAACAGTTTCAGTCTGAGTTTGAATGTGACTTCATTGGATCTACCAATACGCTGATATCGTCAAGTAAGCTCCACTGTCTGAACTACGTCACCCCATTACACAATAATAGTGATGGACTTGCCGTATATGAAGAACCAAAGGAAGATCATGTATATGTTATAATTGTTGATACTGCTCGTGGACAAGGGCTAGACTACAGTGCGTTCGCTGTCATAGACATCACTGAGAGTCCATACAAGCTCGTAGCACGCTTCAGGAACAACACCATCGCTCCTTTGGTATATCCAACCGCAATCAAGAGTGTTGGGGATCGATACAATAACGCTTTCGTATTGATCGAGATAAATGACATCGGTGCTCAAGTGGCAGATATTTTGTTTGGAGATCTAGAGTATGAGAATGTTCTACAGGCAGTGTATAAGGGTAGAGCAGGACAGGTTATTGGTAGTGGGTTTGGTAGTGGTAACTCACAGTATGGTGTTCGCACAACCGTACCGGTGAAGAAGCTCGGATGTTCTGTTCTAAAGAGCCTTATTGAGAATGATAAGTTAATCATCGAGGATATGGAAACTGTACAGGAAATGTATACGTTTGTTGCGAAGGGTCAGTCGTATGAGGCAGATGACGGTCACAATGACGACCTCATAATGTGTCTGGTTCTTTTTGGGTGGTTAACACGACAAGAATATTTTAAAAATATTACCGATCTCGACATCCGGAAGGACATATATCAGGACGAAATGCAGCGAATTGAGGATGATATGGTACCATTTGGATTCTTAC